TTCATCATTGTATGCATCTAAAACTTCTTCTACACCATAGAGTCCATCGAGACTTGCATAGTGTGTAACTAATCTTGGTTCTTGTTGTGAGTAGTCAAAGCAACCCCAAGTGTGTCCTTCTTCAGGAATAAATAATGATCTGATCAGTGGTCCAAGTTCCTTGTTCCGTGCTGGTATCTGCTGTAGGTTTGGATTGTTGTAACTGAAACGTCCTGTTACTGTACCCCCTTGATCGGATCTAATTTGATTGATCTCAGCATGAATTCTACCTTTATGTGAGTGCTTTAATATGGTATCAATAAACGTAGTATGAGATTTATTTATTTCTCTAGCACGAGCTACCAATTTCACCAAAGGATGTTCATGGTTCTGCAGAAAGTTTTTAGTAAATGATGGAGAATTTGTTTTTGCGGTTGAGTCATATTTTAGGTTTAATTTTTGAAAGACTTTCTCTATTGAACGTGCAGCCCATATTTGAACATCTATTGATGTTTCTTTTTTTATTTTCTGTAAGCATTCTTTTTCTTTTTCAACTAATTCTTGCTTTAATTTATGAGCGGCTTCTACGTCTACACGAACTCCTAAGAATCGCATATCAACGAGGCAAGGAAACAATTCAGTTTCCAAATCAAAAATAGATTGTACATCTTCCTCTTCAATATTTTTTTTCATCTCTTGCCATAATTTTAGAGTTAAGACGGCATCTTGCTCTGCATATTCTCCAACATACATTGCAGGTAGCTTATACATCTCTGCCTTGTGATCGATGCCCCAATGCGCTGCAGTTTCCTTTAATACAGCCTCATTTTTGCCTACTCCGACGTAATCACGACCCAAACTACCTAAATCATATCGAAAGCGATTCTCGTCCACGAGAGAGCCAGCAATCATGGTATCTACTATATTACCTTCTATTTTAAGGCCCATAGCCCTAATCCAACATACATCGTACATTGCATTGTGAAATATCTTAATTGCAGGTGTTTTTAATACATTGGTAAACCATTTTAGAACCATATTCTTATCCATATTACCACCACCTTCATGTGCGATAGGATAATATCCAGACCAACCTTCTACAGCTACAGCTATTCCAACCACTGCACCATTACCAACAATAGAACCTGAACCTTTTGATTTTAAATCTGGGTCTTTGGTTTCTAAGTCAATTGCAATCTCATCATATTTTGATAAATCAGGAAAAGATTCTGGTGGTATCCACTCAGTCTGAGGTTTAAACACAAGTTTCATTTTTTAGTGTCTTTCATTTTTTTAATTTCTAGATCACAGTAGTGTTTGATCTTCTCTAAATCTTCTATACCATTTTTGTGTAAATATCTACAAACATATTTTACAACATTGCCTTGAAAGAATGAAAGATCATTCTTTGAAATAAATTCGTAGGGTTGAATGTGAAAGTCCTTGTAGTGACTCCCGCCTATCTGCTTGTCTTGAGGAAATGCATCCTCAAATATATCTTTATTTGTCATAGATTGTATGCCTTTTTAGTTTGGGGTTCGATTATATATAAGTTCTTCTCTGTTCTTGTGCAGGCAACATAAAATAATCTGTGCGTATCATCTGGATCTTTTTCATAATCAATAAATGCTGCACCAGCCAAGTCTGTTATTACAACTACATTTTCTCGTTCATTACCCTTAACGCCATGTATTGTAGAAATACTAATTCTAGGATTTTTATTTAAATCTTCTCCAGATCTAATTAATTTTTTTATTTTTTTTATGTCCTCATCACCCACTTCATCTAATGCTTCATACCATTCAGATTCTGTTTTAAGTCCATACTTTTCCTTCAATGTATCAATATCGTAGAAACCATCTTTAATTATTGTTTTAAATAATTTTGGATCCCAGTTATCTTTAGTCATCTTAGCAGCAATTTTCTTTACATCATTATAATGTAGAGGTGTACCTTTTCGTAAATCATTCCATTTTTGTATTACCTCATGAATATTTTTTACTCTTGGCACAGCGTTTCTTCTTTGCCAATATAATTCTTTTTCATCTAGTATGTTTCCAATACCTGCTAACATATAATTAGCTTGTGCTAATACTAACCATCTACCTTGTGAGAAATCTACTTCATGAAGATCACTGCAATAGTCAACAGAGCCTTCTTCTTGTTTTGGTAGCCATTCTTTTTCTACTCTATTGTGTACTTTTTTTATTATCTTGTTTGCAAGTGCAAAAGGTTTTTGTGGTACCCTTTGTGACTGATCTAATACAGTTCTTTCACCTTCTAGATTTATAAATGTACTAACGTGTGCACCATTCCATCTGTATATAGCCTGGTCATCATCACCTGATATGTATGAGTCTTGAGATTTCTCTTCTATCTTTTTAACTAATTTCCATTGTACTAAACTTAAATCTTGTGCCTCATCTACAAACATAACTCTAAGTTTTGGTGCTTCTCCACTTTTTAAAAATTTATCTAACATATCAGGAAAGTCAATCAAACCATTTTGTTCCTTATAGTTTTCCAACTCTTCAACTATAATTTCTAATTTACTTAACTGTATTTTTAAATTGTTATTTAAATGATAAAACTTTATTGGGTCCATTTCTTTTGATCGTGCTAAGTTTATCAATTGTATGTATGGATCTGGAGAATAGAATATACCCTCGTAGTCCTCATCTTGTCTCGCACCCTCTAGTTCTATTTGCATCTTCTCTGATAATTCTTTGTAATGTTTTGGTTGCATCACCTGGTTTCTATTTATACCAAGCTGATTAAAACAAAATGAATGTAGTGTTTGAAAATAGGGTACCTCATTAAAAGATAATTTAAATTTATCTACAGCTCTTTGTTTACCCTCCTGTGCAGCGTTTTTACTAAATGTAAAATAACCAATCTTATCTGATGGTGTATTAGCTAGAAACTTTTCTATATGTCCTAGTAATGTATGTGTTTTACCAGTCCCTGGAGGACCATAAATTATGTGACGCATTAGTAATTATCTTTTTTAAATGTTTTTGGTTTATATGTTTCTGTTTTTTTATCAAATCTAGCTACAACAAATACAGAGATCTTGCTTTTACCTACACGTTTAGTTGTACAGTTTAGATCATCTTTTAACATTTGAGATGTTCTTTGATATGGAACTCTCCAGTGTTTTCTAGATAAATAATTATTAAAGAAGTTGTCAAATACAAAATGATGGAAACCATCTTTAGTATAAGTACCACCATTACGTAGGTCTTCGTAATCGTCTTTTTGTATTCTGTTTACACAATAATCTTCTAGATAATTATTTAATATATCTTTTGTACTTGTACCTTCTGCAGGTTCTGTAATCTCTGCACCACTTAATAGTACGGTAGTAATTTTTTTCCAATCACCTGTTTTTAGTGTGGGTGGATTTATTCTTAATTGTTTTATACATTCTTCTTGAAACAAAGTTTGATTAGCTAAATGTTTTGCTGAATCTAAATATAATCTATCTCCATCTACATTCATATAATAGTAAGGCTCTTCCAGGTTAACTACTTGCAAATCAGTTAGACTAGGAAATATTATCTCTTGGCCTATACCAAACTTTCTAGATCTACATAATTTTTTATCACACAAACTACACATGGGTTGATCATTACATTTGTAACCCCACTCTTTTTTTTCATGTTGTTTTGTAATTATTTGTACTTCTGTATCTGACAATGGTTGTTGCATCGCAGTCTCATTGAATATCATTACTTTTGTTTTCCAATTGTCTGGCCATTTAGATTTTGCATACACACCATAATGAAATAGTGCATTGTTTCTTCCACCTTCACCAATTTTATTTTGTGCCATTAATTCTATACATGGTGGTCCATCAGAGAAAGGAGTCTCCGGTCTTTTAATTTCTATTGTGCTGATGTCTTTCTGTTTATATCTTTCATAGAGTTCAAAAAAAGCATCTATACTAGCAGCTTCACCATCTTCCATAAAGGCATATCTTGTTGTTTGACCACAATTAAAATATGGTAAATTTAAAAAGTTTCCTGTATCATCTTTTGATTTTAATTCTCTTTGTTTTGGAAAAACTTCTGATCCACCATAACCCAATACAGATCTAATTTCATTTAATTTATCCTGCATCAAACCTGCTGATACATAATCTTCTGTAAATAAAAATACATGAGCACCACCAGACTTTGATCTACATACGACCAATGGTAATTGAAATTGTTTTATTTTGTTAATTAATTTTTTGTGATCGAATTCTGCGTAAGAATCAATGTCAATACATCCCCACTTACATTTGTTATCATCATTGATTGGTATAATACCTAAACTGTCGGCACCATCTAAATGCTTTTGCCACAACTCATCTGTGACTGGTTCTCGTTTAACAAACGATTTACCTTTGATTTTATTACCGTCACCATTTGATTCACCAACTAAAGTGACACCATGTGCACGGTCTAATCCATAAAATATATTTTTAAATCTTTCTATCATACAAAATAAAAGTGGGCGTTTCCACTCTCGCTTAGACGCCCACTACCTAGGATACTGGTTAGTAGTTCGAAGAACTTTTTGTTGTTTCTTCTGATCCGTGCTTAGCTTGGATTTCACCTTTACCTACTGATTCTGCAAAAGATTTAGCCATATCATATACAGCTTTGTCTGTTACAGGACCAACTTTAGATACATCCCAACCAAACCATGTTCCTTTGTCATTAGACATCTGAACGGTAGATAGATTATAAATGTGGCTATAAGTAGGCGGTGTGAATAAACCGTTTTTACCTTGCATCTTGATACCCATCATCATTGAGTTCCATTTTCTACTAACTTTAAGTTGAGTAGACTTCATAGAGATCAAAGCTGTTTGTGGGTTATCACCAAGAGTCAATACAAAATGACTAGCAGTGTTATCAAGATAATTACCGTTTGGTAATCTGTCTTTATAATCTTTACCTCTAGTCGTCTGACTTACAATATCACTATCTGCATCGTGAATTGCAACAGGTGCACCTGTACTGGTACCTCTGTCTTGCCATTCAATGTACTGTCTTTTGTAATGAGCCGGTACAACTTGTATAGTGTCATACAGTTCATTAGTTACAGTATTTATTATTTTGCCAGGTTCTGCACCCTCGACATATTTACCATCACGCTTGTTTACTTCTGGTGATAGTTGGCCCAAAATTTTTAAGAAAGGCAACGCAAGATCTTCTTGCGATATATTTTGAGCGCCTTGTGCTGCATCAGCTTCCATATCAAATGTTGCTAATGCTCCTTCTTTTTTTTCTGTTACTTGGTTCATGTTTATTTGTTCCTTTTTATTGTTGTCTTATTCTCTGAGAATACCCCAAAGATTTCCGTTGGCATTTCTTTACCCGCCTCAATACGCTCACGGACTAGCGCTTTCAAAGTCATGGGTTCAACCTTCATCTTTTGTGTCGGTTGAAACCCTTGACCTTTCGCAAGTTCAGCATAAGATGCTGCCTTGTTATCCTCGTTACGACCAAATGATACCAAGATCTCGTTCTTAATAATATCACCTAATCCATTGTTACGAAGCCAGTTAAACGCCGCTTCTTTATTCGCTTCTGTAATAGTAGCACGATACGACGTTGAAACTTTAAGATGTGATCCATCTTGTAGTTTTAATTCTGCTAAACCCATCTCGGACATCATGGTCGGTATAACCTCTCCTGATATACGTAGGTATTCTTTTTTTAAATCTTTAATGTTATTTTCAGTTGTCTCTATTTTTTTGTGCAAGTTTTCTAACATCTCTACTTGATCTGCAAGAGACTGAATGTTTTCAGTTTTCTTCATTGCATCTTGTTGGTCTTGTTCAAAATTAATTGTCATCTATTTCTCCTCTTTCATATAAGTTTATTTCTATTGGATAGTATTTTCTTTCTTGTTTATCCCATTTCAATACATTGTATTTACCGTTTGTAATATCAGATACAATAGAACACGCAACACCAATTATTGCAGGATCACCTGTTAATAATAAATAATCTTTTACATGATAATTTTTTAAACCTTTTCTTAATTTAAAAATTAATGGACCAGGAGAAAAAATCATTTGTGAAAATTCTGGTAACAAAAATTTAAATTGTCCATAATTAGACGCACCCATAATATTAATTTTAGGATTGCCTGATTGTGTTCCAGGAATTTCTTGAATAACATATACGACAGGCGTATGTGTTTTCA